GATCCTGCGTGACGGCCTGGGTCTTGGTCTCCTCGAGCTTGACCGCGGCGTCGGCGTTCGCCTCGGTCTGCTCCTCGATCATTTCTCGGACAGACCAGACGTCACAGGAGTACGAGTCAGAGCTGAGGGTCGACTCGCGGATCGGGGACACGGCCCCGGCGCCGCGCATCTTCGCCTCGGTCTTGTAGAGCGACGCTTTGTCCCAGACGAAATACTTGTCTGTTTTCTTCGCCACGGGCACGACCGGAAACAGACGAGCAGAGCCGAACACGCTCTGGTCTTGGAAGTAGGCAACAGAGACGTTCGTCAGAGCTTCGTCAACGTGCACGTCGCCAGGAGCAAGAATAGGCATGGTCTGGGTCCCTCACTGGCGCGCTGCGGCGCCGTTCTCGATCTTGTTTGTGCTGCTGCTTACTCAACGCCGCGATAGCCGAGAATTACCTCGACCCAATCACCCGCCGCCCCGGCGTCCGTGATGGCGACCCCCACAAGCTTGTCGCTCGCGCTAGGAGCAACCACGCGGCCGGACGAATCAACGCCAACGTTGTCCGGGGCAGTGATCGCGGTGCCGGCGATCACCTTGGCGACTCCGGAGATCTGAACCGAGGCAGCCTGACCGCTCGTCGGCTTGTTGAGGAGCACGCCGTGCGCGTCCTCTGCGTCACCCGCGGTGTTCACGGCGCCGGCCGCCGAGATTTTCATCATAAGGCCCTGCTTGGCCGACAGGTCGGCAGCTGCGGTCAGGGATACAACGACACCGGGGGACGAAGTTGCCATGATCTAGATCTCCAATTCGTGCCGACTGATCGGCGTTCTCTGCGTTCGGTCTCTTACTGCGCGCGGGTCTCGGCTCTCATCTGCTTGCGAAGCTCGGGGTTTTGCTTGAGCGCCACGGTGTACGCTTTCTCCAGGGAGAGCTCCGGTGACTTCTCGCGCAGGGCCTTGGCGATTGCCGTGATCTGGTCGCCGGCACTCTGTGCCCCACCGGTGGCCGAGCTGCCGGCCTCGCTAAATACACCGCCTGCCTTGACGATCTCGGCCATGCCGCGCAGGTGCTTCTCAAGACGCGCGACAGTGGAGGCCTCCAGCTTCTCGGTTGCCTCATGCAGCAGGCCGCCGAGCTCCTCGGCCGTGTAGCCGGGGACCACGCCGAACGATCGAGCCTTCGCGATCATGGTGCTGCGATCGCGGTCGCGCTCGAGCTTGGCGATTCTCTCGTTGCTCTCGTCGCGCTGCTTCTTTAGGTCGGCGGTTTCGGCGAGAGCCTTGCGCACGTCCTCGGGGAGGTCGGCACGCTTCGCCATGTCCTCGCCTGGAGCGGGGGCGTCCGCGGCCGGCTTGGCCTTTTCGGCGAGGGCCGCAACGATCACGGCCTTGACGTCATCGGGCAGCTTCGCAAGGGCTTCATCTAGCGTCATGGACTTGATCACCTTTGCGCCCGAGGCGCGTTTGAACAAAACGACCTTCGATCCAGGGTTGGCACCCTTGTCCACGAGGGACACCTCAAAGAGGCGCAGGTTGCGCAGGGTGCTAGCCACTGACTCTCTCCGCTGATCCGCCGATCGACAGCTCGGCACGCTTGCCAGACTTCACGTCGGCCCATGCCTCGTCGCTGTCGACGCGGGCAGTGATCGCCCAGCCCTCGGGGCCTTCGCCGAATCCGAGCGCCTTGCGCTTCTCCGCCGTAACAACCATCGATTCTATAATCTGGCCGGCGACAGCTTCGTGCATCGACCCGAGGGTCGCACTGCCCGCAGAGATCAACTCGGCCGCGGCGCTTTCCAACACGTCGACCGGGATCATGTCGCCCTGCGAGTCGACAACGCGCGTGCCGTCTGCGTTCGTGGTGACGTTCGCCCAGCCGGTAATCTGGCGCTTCTCGTCGTCGATCTTGAGGATCTTCGCTGAGATTGAGCATGTCTTGTCGTTCATCAGTCACGAGCCTGTTACGGGCCAAGAAAACGCGTCAAGTTGTTTCTGGCGAGTCTGACCCGGCGGGGTACCGGCCTGCTGCTGCGGCCGCGGCGAGCGCGGCACCGACGCCCTCTTTCGCCGGCAGCGACCCGTAGTCGCGTACGAACTGCTCGAGCTTCTCGTCGGGAGTGATGACGCCGCCCTGCACGCCCTGCACGACGAACTGCATCAGCTTCTCAACGTCAGGCTGGCGGATGTCGCCGTGTTTGAGGATCGGTGCGTCTTCGGGGGCGAACCCGTTGAGGCGCGCGAGCTCCGGCAGCGCGTCGCGGTTGAACAAGTCGCAGAGGTCGTCCGCGATTGCCGAAAGAGCGAGAGCGAAGAACTCGCTTTTATTTGACGACAGGGCGAACGATCCAACCTTGTCCATCCCGAGCAGGACGAACTCCCCCAGCGTCGCGATTGCCGCACGCGACTCATAGCGCCGGATGATCGGGTCAGTGTCCGCGAAGCTTCTTCCGCTCGATGACATGAGCGAAACACCGTAGCCCGTCTTCTCCCCGCGCTCCTCTGGTGCCGGCGTGACAAGACCAGCCATAGAGTCCATGCGGAGACGGCGGGCCGTCTGCTTGGCCTCCTCCAAGACGGCGCGCTCGTCGGCGGTGGCGCCGCTCGTGAAGAACCGCACAGGCAGAGTGATCACCGGAAGGCCGGCGGTGTTTCGCTCAATGCCGATCGCCTCGATCTCCTGCAGGCGCGTGGCGTAGAACCATGGGCGGTAGGCGTTGCGCAGCAGTGAGCGGCCCTCGGGGTTGCCCTTGTGCGAGCGGATGCGGAAGTGCAGCAGCTTGGTCATGGGGATCAGCGTTGCCCGGTACGACGGCGCCGCGCGCTGCTCCAGTCCCGTCACTCGCCCCGATGACTTGTCGAAGATCCAACGCGAGACGGTCTCCTGGGCGCGCAGTGGCAGATCCTTCCAGCCGATCCGGCCGTCCGAATACTGCGACCGGAACAGAGCCGACTCACTGTCACCACCCCTTACCTTGTAGGTCTTCTCGATCAGCGAGAATCCGAACGTCATCGCCGAGAGAGCCTCGCTGATCACCTCACCCCAGGTAGACAGCATGTCTGTCCTGCACTGCTCTGCCAGCGTCGCGATCTCGAGCTGCTGCGGCGTGGGGCTCTGCGTCTTCGGTTCAATGACCCACGACGTCGATCGGATCAGGAGCTCGGCAGCGTACATCCATGCGCCGATGATCGGCTCGTTGTCGCGCATCTGCTTATAGACGCGCACCCCACGAGCGCCCTGCAGCTGCTTGTGGAACTCCTCGTGGACAATGCCGGCGGACTGCTCAAGGCCCGTCGCCCCTGCCTCCGCCAGCACCGTGCCGATGTCGCTGCCGGGAGGAGATAGCGACTCAGACATTGAGCCGAGCCTGTGACGGGCCACAGACTGCGGTCAAGGGCGACGGCGGCGCGGGCCGAGCACTGCAACGTGAGTGCAGCGGCAATTCGCGGTCTCTCCGATCGGGGCCTCGGGGTCGCCGGGGTATTGCATCCTGTTGCCGAGCGGCGTCACAAACGGGACCCCCAGTGTGGTCCGCTTGCCGTTCATCATGTCGTGGCGCCGGCCGCCTGCCGCCCCGGCGTCTCTCGACAGAGAGAGCCACTCGATCTCCCCAACGTTCGCGGCCCGATAGCCTTCGAAGATCCCGGTGTTTTCTGCCTGCGACAATTCGGTGCGAGAGATCAGCGCCGCGCGCTCAGGGCTGAACGCGTACAGCGTCCCGTCTGCCGTTGAATAGCGGGCCGTCGGGAGGATCCCCTTGATCTCGTCCTGCTCGATCCCGCGGAGCAGGCCGCCGGCGCCCTCCTGGCCGTGGAACGTGTTTTTGATTCGTCGCGCAAGAGTGCCGGCGCTAGGCGTCGCGTCCTGCGCGAGGGCATGCGACAGCAGGTCCCGGACGGAGGCGCGCACCTCTGCACGTGTCTCCTCCAGGATCGCCTGGATCCGGACATCCTTGGACGCCACAAAGTCGATCAGAGTCTGCGGAGGAGCGATCCAGACAACGCCAGCGCTCGCCGCCGCCGACACGCCGGCGTCCTGCATCTGCTGCAGCCCGTAGGAGCGGAGCACCTCCGCGATCTGCTCTGCGATCCGCGCTGCCTCGTCCTCGTCCCTGCCCTTGCGGACCTCGTCCAGCGTGCGCTTGATCCCGACAGCCTGCAGGCGGCGGCCGATCCTGCGGGCCTCGACGATCGCGAGCCCCCGCAGCAGCCTCGAGAGCTGCGCAGTGAGGGCCTTGGCCCGCGCGTCGACTGTTCGGTCAACCGTCTTGCGTGCGCTCTCTTTCATTCTTCGTGGCTCCAGTCCTCGCCGCCCATGCCCCGGGCCGCGTCGGCGCCAGGTTCCACCAGCAGCTCCGTGAGCGCGTACACCAGCGCGTCGAGTCGGTCGGGCGAGTCAGACGACCCAGGCACCCACGAGCACAGTTGATCCTCGAGGTAAGGAAACGCCCCAACATGACTCACGCGCCCCTGCTCGTAGAGCGCCGCCACGGGCTCGGCTCGAAGGGCCTTGCCACGCTTGGCGTGGATCCCCCTGTAGGCGACCGAGCGGTCCACCGTGCGCAGTGTGAGCTCCACCATGTCTCCGCCCTGGTTCGTCTCGGCGATCACTCGGTCGGCCTTGCGGTCCTTGTACGCCTTGACGGCCACGGTCGCCCACTCGTCGGGGCTCATGGTCCCGGAGAGGTCAGAGAGCACATAGCCGCGGCCGTCGCGCCCCCTACCGCACACCATAATCCCGGCCTCGTCGCTGTCTGGGCCGCTGGACGCGCTAGGATCGATTGCCACCACGACACGGGACAACTCCGGCGCTGTCTTCACGCGTGCGGCCTCTATGGGCGCCAGCTTCCAGAGGGCGCCCGGGACATCGTCCAACTCCTCGGCCTCGAGCTCCTGGCGGCCAAGCGTGGTGCCCTCATACTTGCGGACGATCTGCGCCATGAACACGGGCGAGAGGTTCTCCTTGTTCGCGTAGGTGCTGCCCTTGGTTACCACGACGCCTGGGTCTTTCTTGAGGGCGCGGAGGAACTTGCGGCGCTTGGGGGTCGTGGTGATCACGCACTGTGGCTGCAGCGACGGCCCGTCTGGCCGCATGTACGAGAGACGCAACCCGAACATGAGCTGGTCCCACGCGTCCTCGTAGGCCCACGCGGCTGTCTCGTCACTCCAAGCCCAGTGGTGCTGCGGGCCGCGCAGCAGGTTCGGCTCGTCGGCAGAGTAGGCCGTCGCCATCGATCCGTTCGGCCAGGTGAGCCGGCGCTTGCTCGGCTCGTACCGTGGCCTGCGCCAGGGTGGGGAGCACGCCAGGATCCCTGATTCTCCCTCGATCATGGTGTCTCTGACGTCTGCGGCCGTGCGCCCCACGAGCGCCCCGCGGCTGCGCGGCATTTCGTGGGCCTTGTGGATGACCCACTGCGCCCCGCTGCGGGTCTTCCCGAACCCGCGGCCGGCTTCGACCATCCACAGCCACCAAGCGCTCGCCGGGGCCAGCTGCTCCGGCCGAGCCCAGAGGCGCCAGTCGTAGAGGAGCTCCTCGGCATCGGCCTCGGTAAGCCCCCTGAGAACCTCAGCCAGCTCCCCGGCGCTCAGTGACGACAGCGAGACGGCGAGAGAGTTCGGCGACGGCATTAGACTCGGCCCTTTCTGTCGCCTCGCCGTCCATCAGCCGGCGCTTATCGACGACGATTGCTCCAGCAACGCACAGGTCGCGGATCGCCTGGTGTGTGGTTGCGCCATCGATCATGCTGTCTACCTTGGCCGCCAGGCGGTTCATCAGGGCGCGCTGCTTCGCCTGCGTGAAGTCCGTGGCCGCGGCCGTCTGGGCCGAGCGCGCTGGGTCGGGGTCGACCCCCTCCGCTGCCGCGATCCGGCACACGGTAGATACCGACGCGCCTGTGGCCCTTGCCACCGAATACTGCGACGCCCCAGTGCGGAGCATCGCGACTATCTGCGCACGGAGCTTGGCTGTGGTGCGCGCAGCCACGCTACAGCGACTTGACGACCCACGAGATCAGGTGGGTGTCGTCAGAAAGATCCGAGTCCTGCAGAACGTAGATGAACGGGATAACAGAGGCGCCGTCGCCAAACGTGAAGGCCGCCGTGGCCGTCGGGGCGGCGCCGTTGACGGTGTAGGTCGTGACGCCAGCGCCCGAAACATTCACGCAGAGTGTCTTGGTCGCGTCGTCGGCCCAGCTGTCGGTTGTCGACGTGACGGTCTCACCAGCGTTGGCGAGATCGGTCGTGATCTTGATTGTCCCAGAGACGTTGCCGATCGCAGCGAAGTCCGTGTAGCTCGTGTGCGCCGCTGCCGGGATCGTGACGGTGCGGAACCCGACCAGGAGGTTGTCCGAGCCCGACACGTCGTGGATCTTCAGACCCGCGCAGAACCCAAACGCGGGATCGGTCCCGACGATGAACGGCCGGCCGCTCGCCCCAAGCATGCCACCAAACAACTCAACGGCGTCGTTGTTTGCCGCGCTCGCGTCTGCGGTGATGTCTAGACCGGTGGCCTCGGTGGCCGGAATGATCGTGCCGGTGATCCCGAGCACAACCCCGAGCCGATAGGGCCCGGCGTAGCCGAGGTTGACCTCTAGCGCGGTGCCCGAGAACGCGGTGCCATCGGCCTGGACCATGGCCCAGCCCTTCGCGGCGCCCTCGTCAAAATAGATCTGGTAGTCGGCCGCCTGTTCAGCAAGCAGGCGCTTGGTGATGTAGCCCACGTCGCGACTGGCAACGCCGGACGCGTCAAGAAGGCCGTTGATCCGGTTCGCCACAGGGTCTGGCGATGTGGCGTGCGCGTTGCCCGCAAGCGCGAGAAACAGAAGCGCGGGGAAGAGATTTCGTCGGATCATGTCTCGGGCCCCTTGGGTCGTTTTCTCTGGCCGCCGCTCGCGGCCGTTCGTGAGAGTCCAGCCTGAGACGGGCCAACGCAAACCGCAAGGGTCTTTGTTCGCTCTCGCGCCGCGGCAAGCGCCGCCTCCATGGTGTCGGCAAGGACTTCGCCCAGCGACAGCCTGTGCTCCCCGTGGGCGACGTACGCGTCCCAAAGCCCCGGCCGTCTAGGGCTCCGGCCCTCGTGGGCGATCCGGAACACCGTCCCCTTGCCGACGCCGAAAGACGCGGCGATCTCGGCATGCGTCCGTCCGTCTGCGACGGCCCTCCGGATCGCGTCCCGATCCTCCGGCCCCACGGCAGCAACGCGCCGCTCGCCGTCGCCCCAGTTCTGTCCCACGGCGCGCACTAGGTCCTCGCCCTGGCGACAGCGGCGCGGCGCGCGTGGCGGTTCGGGCCGCCGTTCGGCGCCACGATCAGCGACTCTGGCCGCCGGATCGCTACCAGGGCCCGGCCGCAGCCGCCGCACGGTGCCGAGATGGTCCTGCCCTGCAGTAGGGCCTCGATGGCCCCGCGGTCGTCAGAGCGGTTCATGTGGCCGCAGGCGCAGGCCGCCTGCACGAACACCGCGCGCGTCTCCATGACGTCGGCGAAGACCTCGATCGGCGGCCCGCCCGTCGTCGCGTCTGCGGTCTCTGCTGGCTCCGCCTGTTCTGCTGGCGCTGATTGCTCTGTCGTCACGGCCCCACCTCGGCTCTGGTTAGAGTGATCTCAACCCGCGGCCTTGTTGGGTCGCGGGTCATTCGCGAGCCGTCGTGGCTCACGATCTGCGAATCGTTTACGACGACGCCGGCCAGCTGCAGCGCGTCCTGCGGGCCCTCGTAGAGGTTGCTCGCGTCGGGGCGCTGGCGAGGCCCCAGATAGCTCAGGATGGCGGCATTCCACTCGCCCTCGAGCGGCTCTTTGCCTCGCCACTGCATCCGGAGCTGCACCACGGCCGACGCCTCCCATTCCCTGTAGGCGTCTGAGCTGATCAGGAACGGCCGCCCGGACCCCCTGCGCACGATGCGCTTGCTGTTCTTTTTCGTGATCGGCTTGCCCTCGATGACGAACCGACGAGGGGGCTCCATGACGGCCCGCGTCTGGGCCTCGCGGAGCTCATCAGTGCCGCGGCGCTTCACTTGAGCCCCCTGCCGCGTCGAGACGCTGCTGCGTCCTCGAGCGCGCACTCTCGGCAGCGCGCGCCGGCGGCCGGGGCCAGACACGCAACACACTGGCCGGCGGCCCTGCGGCGCCGATACAGGGCGCGTTTGTCGGCGCGCTCGTCGCGACTCGCGGCGTTGGTGTTGGGATTCTCGAGGCGCCGCTCTCTCGCGGCCTGTCGCTCCGCACACTCTTGGCGCCAGGCGTCCCACGCCGACAGCGGCCCCGGCGCGCCGCGCTCCCAGAACGGTAGATCTCCGATCGCTCTCGCGCTCATGTTTGCCCCCTGGGGCTGCGCAGGGCCCTCTCGGCCCGCAGCCTCTCGATCGCCGCCTCTGCGTGCATCAGTCGCCGCCCAAGCTCCTGCGCCAGCCTCTGCCACTCGCAGGGGGTCATCCGCGGCAACGTCGAGGGGAGGACCTGCTGTCGTGCGACGCGGGCCGTCATCCGGACACCCTCGCGGCGGGGGAAAAACACAGGCGGGGCGAGGCGTTTTTACGCGGCAACGCTGCATCTCTGGCGCCATCGCCAGGGCTCCGGAGCACGTCGGCTGGCGGCATCTGGCGCGGAAGTCGGGCGGTCATGACGCGCCCGTCAGCTTCGCCACGATGTCCTTGATCGGGCCCGTGTCCCCGTATCTTGGCGGGTTCTTCTCCCACTCGCTGGCGAGTTTCTCGAGCGGGGAATTGGGGCTCACGGGCCTCGGCGCTGGTCTCGGACCGTCCGTGAGCCGGCGGCTGCGTGGCGCCACGGGTAGCCCCAAGGATCCCTTCTGCAGGTCCTCGCAAATTGCGAGGAGTTCTCCGAGACTCGGCAGAAATCTCGGGATGTCGCGGACCGCGCGATGCACTGCCGCCGAGAGCACCACGGGCCGGTACTTGCGCAGTGACACCGACCAGACTTTGACCAGCGCGGCCCACTCAGCCTCCCCCGTTCGGTGGCTCGGGTAGGAGACCCGCAGCGTCGACAGGCAAACCGCTATGTGCTCGTTGCTGCTGTGCATTTCTGTCCTCCTCGATGATTTTCCGTGTAGCCCGCATCCAGCCCGGTTCGTCGTCGGTGCGTGTGCGCGAGGCGGGGCGAGGGCTCGCCGCTTCTTCGCGCATCGACGCGATTACCTTGGCGAAGTAGGCCCAACTCGTGCCTGCGGTCCTGCTGGCATCGAGCCACTCTTGGCCGGTGATTGGCACAAGCGCCCGGATCGCCTGGATGCTCCGACCTCCGAGGAGCCCGTAGCGCTGGGCGCCGAGTCGCTCGAGGTCTTGTGCTCCGAGGCTGGCGGTTGGTGAAATCTCGCGCGCGTGATCTATCTCTTTATAAGGTCGGGTCGGGTCGGGTCGGGTATGCGTCACAGTGACGTCACCGTGCGGGACACGTGCGTTGGCCGTGACGCTAGCGTGACGCGTCACGCCCGTGTCCCGCGTGACGGCTTCGTGCTTCGAGCGCTCGCGGTAGCGACGCTGTCTATCTGCGTGTGTCCGGCGCTGCTCCTCGATGGCCTCGGCGCTCGGCTGCCACAGACCCCAGTTGTGGAACACGTAGCCGTCTGCGTGCTCGTCCCACAACCCGCTGCGTACCAGTGCCGCCGCCGCCGCCTTGGCCTGTCTTGGTGCAAGGGGGGTTAGGCGCTTCACGCGCGAGTGAGAGATCACGCCGTCGGTGAGAGCCCCGGCCGAGTAGCACCCAGCGAAGAGCCACACGAGCATGGCGTCGGCGAGCAGGCGAGGGTCGTCAATGAGCTCGTCGAGCTTCGCGCACTGCGGAAGCTGGTCATCAACCTTGAACCAGGTCATCGGAGCCCCATCTCCCGCTCGATGAGCTCCGCGAGCTCATCACGGAGGTACTTGCGCAGCGCGCCGGGCAGTCGCTTGAGCGCCTCTCCGGGGTCATCGATCTGCTTGCGCTCCGGGGCCTCGTAGCCGAGCTCCTCGCAATCGGCGGCAACGATGAGCCCATTCGCGTCAACCCGCTTGAGC